GGCAATGAGAGTTGATGAATCCAGTGGCTATTTCAGACTTGATCGCTTCATTGAATAGACGTGTCGCCAAGCCCATCTTTCTGCACTTCTCCGACACGGCGACCGAATAGAAGTACCACAGTCCACAATCCACAGACGGACTCTTGAGAAACAGAATTGCCGCAATCTCGTTGTCTTCGTTTCTAGCCGTGTAAATGGCGCAATATCCGCTACTTAGAGAATGCGTCCACTCTTCCTCATCCATACGGTGATTCTCTTCAAAGTTGTCAAGATCGAACTGGGCCAGAATCGCGGTGTCGAGCTGTTCTTTCGCAATCTTCATGGTTTCCTCAATCCCGGCAGATGGTATGCGCCCGAGCGACCCTTGGGTGCTCCCGGTAGTTTGGGGGCTGCCGTGCCTCCCTTTGGGGATTCGTGGATGGTTTGAGAGCCGATGGCGTCTGCCGCCAACGATAGAAGGTCCTTGTACGACCATTCATGAGTCGGGTCCGTCAGTGCTTTCTTCACGTCCTCGACTGCGCTCACGCCGCTGATAGGAGCTAACCTTGAGGCTGCATATTCAGACTCGTCCTTGAGTTTCTTCCCGAAGTTATCCGTTTTCTTGTAGATCGGCTTGCTGCCGTAGTCCTCGTTCATGGCCATGTGGCCGATAGTTCCAACCATCGGAGCCGCCTTGTTGACGATGAACTCCGCCGTTCCCGCCAGCGGCGTGTCGCTGATCGACTTCTTCGTCCACGTCATCAGGTCTTTCGGCGCGCCGGCAAAGAACCAGTTGGCGTACATCTCCTTTCCGTCCTTGTCCTTGCCGAGATAAACCTGGTCGATGTGCCTGATGTCGGCTGGATCGTACTTGCCTCCGATCATGATGCTGGCCGCCGCGGTCATGGCGAATCCGGTGGTAAACGACTTGACCCAGAATGCGCGCGCAGCGGGGCCGGCCGCTCCACCCTGGAAAGCATACTTGGCGTTGACCACGTTAGAGAAAGTCCAGTCAGGAGCTAACAGGAACAAACGACTTACGTCCCTGAAGCTCTTGCTCTTCCCCATCACGTCCCAGTTCAACCCGCCATAGGCAGCATTCACTTCCTTGGCGATACCTCGCATGGCCGTTCCATACTCCAGTTCGGTAGCTTGTGGATGTTTGGCGATCCATGCAGCCTCTTTCGAGGAGAAGTCTGCGACCTTAAACTTGCGCTGGATCACGTCGAAGGTAGCGCGTGTGATGCCCTGTGCAAAGGCATCCACCTGCTTGATTACTGGGATGTTGCGAATGGTATCGAGGCTCAGACCTTTAGGGAGACTCGACTGCCTCAACCCCTGATAAGCCTCGTACTGTGGTCCGGTCTTTGTGGTCTCCAGGCCGTAAAGCGCGCCGTTTCTTTCCTGCGCCTCGAACTTAGGTGAAGAATTGTCCGAGTGCATCGCCTCCAGGTAACCGTCAAGCGTCATGTTGCTCATGGCGGTGATGGTCATTGCCTTCATGTGGAACGCAGAAAGTCCAAGCTCAAGCGCCTTGGTAAACTGCTGCGCATGGAGGAATCCCGCTACTTCAGACCCAAGCCCTCCGGACCTGAGCATGGGAGCCATAGCGTCGGCAATAGACTTCGGAACATAGAGCCCGCGAGAGAACGATTCCATCTTCCCGGTCTCAGGGTTTTTGGTCATGATGGTCTGGCGAAATCCGCGCTGATCGGGTGCCAGTTCCCGCCATCCTTCAGGAATAGAACTGCCGCTCCCCCACTTGCCAAGCTCGGAGTTCTTCAACTCGGTCACAAATAGTTTGGTCGAGATCGACGTTGCATGCCGGTCGCCATACACGCCAAGCTCATCGAAGGCGTTGAATGTGCGGGCCGTTATGTCGCCGGACTTGAGCGGATCTAGAATCCTGAGATACTCGCGTTTGATGGCGTGTGCTGTCTTCTCCGTGAACTTAGGGCTGCCGATGCCGCGCTCTCCCTCTTCCATCGACTTGGCGAAGAAGCGGGGGCTGTACCGCGAGGGGTCAACGGTGCTGTCGAGCGTCCCTACCTGTTTTCCAAGGTCGAGAGCCTTGCCAAAGTACCGCGTGAGTTCGGCATCTGCCTGCATCATCTCAGGAGACGGGTTCAATGCCCGTTCCATCGAGGGGATAAAGGCCTTGAGCTTCTCGTTTGTGCCCGACTGTATCTCCTGAATCTCCGAGCGCAGTTTGTCGGGATCGTCTCGGTAGTCGCGCATGAAACTGATAGCTTCCTGGTCCTGAGCCTCTGGAACCAGCTTTCGCAGACGGCTTGCAACCTGTTCTGCCTCGGCGCGAAGCATGTTTCGTGGTCCAACCAAAAGAGTTCTGACAGCGGAATCTCCATAGTCCGATCCCTCCTCTCCCGACTTGATCTTGTTCAGGCCCTCCCGGTTTATGCCCAGAAACTTGGCGAGTTCAGGCGACATGCCTTTGTAGTCCGGCTCACCCTCGGCCACGTTTCTACCCGCTACCCTCTGCCGTGCCTCCTGATATTCGCCGGAGTGAAACTCGGCATTCTTTCCGCCTGCCACGTTCTCCCACATCTGAGCCGTGTCCGGTTCGTTCTCCTTCATCCACGACTTCGCCTGGGAGCGGCTGAGAAACTTTCCATCCGGGGTCACAAAGCCGCGCCCGGACTTCATCTCGCCGCGGTTGTAGAGTTCGGCGATGGTAGGCGGTTCGCCCTGAGCGGCTTTACCGGACTGCATGGCCTCATCCTTCAGAGCCCACGCCACGTCGATAACCGACTGCTCGTGAATCTCCGGCGTCTGAAGCACCTTATCTGCAAGTGCGGGGTCGGCCTCCAGGTCGGACATTGTTACAGGCTTCTGTCCAAGCACGCGCTCAGAGAGTTGAGCGTGGCTTTCATTGGGCTCGCCATCGATGAATTGCTCTCCAAGAATGGCCGGTCTGAGTCCCGGTGGTGCGTCGGGCTTGACCGGCGGCTGAGCATTGAGCTTGGCGGCCGTCTCCTGCGGCGTCGTTCCATCCTTGGCATAGGTGTCCATCAGGGCTTGCTTGGCGTCACCAGTCTTCATTGCCATGCCATGAGTGATCAGATTCAACGGAATGATCAGAGCGGCGTTACTTGCGAAGTCGTTGGCCGTGGGCAGCTTTCCCTCCAGTAGATCGGCAGAGGTAGTCAAGGCGGAAGCCTGGTAGAGACCCTTCACAGCTATTGAAGCAACGCCGCTTTTGGCGATCAGACTGCCTACCGGGATACCTCCGGCCAGAGTGGTTGCCGCCCCAGTCACAGCCCCTTTCGTAGCCGCCCATGTCACGTCTGCTGCACGGTGTAGAAGGTCTGGAAAGCTCTTGACCTCACCATTCTTGATCCCAAGAACCAGAGCCTCACGGACAGCGGCAGGCACAGCGAATGAACCCGCGCCCGCTCCAAGCACAGCCCCGGTGATGTTCCCGAATACAGGGACCTCAGAGCCAGCCGCACCTCCGGCCAATCCTCCAGCCACGCCGCCAACCGCGTAGAAGGGAATGTCGGCTGCCATCTCGGACAACCCCGAAACAAACTTGTCGATCATGCCGGGGTTCTGCACCTGGTCTGGGAGCTTTCCCCTGTGATGCAATCCGAAGATTGAACCCTCAAGCCCCACCTTGATGTCGTTCATGATGGTTGGATCGAGGTCCGGGCTATCGTAGTCGCCTGCCCTCTCTCGCATTTGCTTGTCGATCTCATCGCGGTTCTGGTAGGCGTATCCCGGCGTAACTCCCAGCATCTTAGAGTGGACGCCGGCCTTCCATGCATCCGGGGCCACGTCTGGTGGAATAGGCGACCCGCTTGTTGAACTTGGAACATTCGATGCCGGTTGCGCGCTGCTCCAGTCAACATCCGGCTGAGCTGGCTGTGCGGTGCTCCAATCGACCTGTGGCGTAGTTGACATTATTCAGCTACCGGTCCAACCTTTCGCGTCCTGGTGTCTCCCCAATACCACTTTCCGTCTTTGCCCTTTACCTTCACATCGAATCCAGATGGTGCCGATTGTTCGGTAGTAGTCGTTTTTGGAGGGGTAGGATCGCTAGGAGCATTACCAGTCCTGCGCTTAATCCACGTTCCCCACGATTCTCCAGGCGCCCGAACCAGCCATGAACCGGAGTCCACTTCCGTCTTGACGCCGAATAACTGGTCTATCCTGCCCTCTATGTCCTTCTGGATCTTAGGCTGCAACACCTGCTGGGCAAGTTGCACCTTATCCTGTTCGGGATGCTGATTTACCAGGTCGGTCCATGCCTTCACAGAGTCGGCATACTCTGCCGAAAGACGGTCGGCTTGCTCGGGAGTAGCTCCCTTGGGAATAGGGAAATTGTTGGCTATGAACGACATTCCAGTCTGGTAATCCTTGTGCGTCTTAGCCTCATTGATGGCGCTGACAATATACGATCCATCCTTGCTCATCAGGCCTGGAGTGGTCTTGACCGTCACCGGGTCCACGATCTTTCCCATGGCTATGTCCATCAGGAACTGACCTTGGATGTTGCTGCTTTTCTCCTGCCTCTCCTGCTCGGCAAGCTGTCTCCCTTGGAGAGCAACCTGTCTCTCGAAGCGCGACGTTTCAATGAACTTGCTAAGCAGGTGAGACCTCAAGGAATCGGAAACTTCAGAGCTTGGAAGATGCACTATCTGGGGCCACGACATCTTGCCACTCTCGATCAGAGGATCGTACTTGTCTGCTCCTTTAACGTCTCTGTCGGCCTGCTCCTGCTTGCTGTAGGTTCTCAGCCTCTCCTCATCGGCAATCAGCTTCTCGGCCATTACCCGGTCCGGCGACCCGTTCTCATCGACAACATTGTGCTCTTGCAGCCACTTGCCGTCGTCGAGAGATTTTTGCCGAGACTCGAAATTGGGTGTTCCGTCGGGATTCTTGTACTCCGGTGAATTGAAGGCGCTGTCCTTTATGTTCAGAGCCCCATTCAGGTTCTGAGCCTCCGACTGCGCGGTAAGGTGCTTGTCCATCTCTAGGGCATGGTCGCGCATCGCAGCTATGGTTCCGGGAGCGAAGTCGGTCAGGTCGAGAGGGCCGTTACCGCCGTTTCTCAACTGCTGGATCGCCTGCTTTCTTTCCTGCGGATTGGCGCTGGTGATCGCCGCTTCATTGACCTGCTTCTGCGTGCCCTCACGAAACGCCTCCATCTGCGTCTGCTTCTCGGCATCGCTCACCAGGGGGCTGTCCCAAAGACTGCTCACGTGGTCTTGAATAGCTTTGGCCTGTGCAGTGTCGCCATTGCGGATTGCAGTCACCAGGTCGGGCATTAGCTTTTGCATCTGGAGCGTGTTCTGGGAGTCTAATTCCTTGCCCATGAGGGTGATCTGGCGCATCTGGGATAAGTGATCCAGGGAAGGTTTCAGGCCCTCCGCCTTCATCTGAATCTCTACTCCGGCGGGAGATCCGGACTGCACCCACTTGTTTGCAATATCGTTTATTCTGTCCTGCCCAGCCTTTTGGACGGCGGGGATGTCGCGGGAATTCTGCGTCTTGGCTAGCTCAATCTGCGTCTGCTCGTGGGCTGCATTCAATTCATTGCTAGAAGCGACGTCATCGACCTTCTTCTGCGCTTCGCGCATATGGGCTTCGATTGCCAGAGATTGAAGCGCCATGTCCTCGATGTCTTCGCCCATCCCGGCAATCGCAGCGCCAGCCTTCCCAGCCTCACGCGGGTTCATTAAAGGCTTTTCGACAACTCCGAGTTCAGGCAATCCGGGAATAGCGGGCATTTCATTCCTTACGCTGAAGCACCTTTGGGATCAAAGGCTCCTGTTGCTGTTCCGTAACTGGTAGCGGCCTTCGAGATTCCGGTCAGGAATGACCCAATCCCGTTCATCGTTCCTGAGAACGCGGCGATCTTTCCGTAGTAGCGTTGCATCGCAGCCTCTTCAATCCCCGCTTCCTCGATCTGTTTTCCCTTCACTGCGCCACGCGCGGCCGTCGCCGCCATGATCAGCAACGGAGAACCAGAGGCTATGTCCACTCCGGAGGATGCGTAGGCGCTGGCCTGCCTGCCTACCAGCACAGAAGTCTGATCCTGATTCGCGGTGATCGCATCCCGTGTGTTCTGCATGGTGACATCGGCGTTGTAGTCGTAGGCGGATTTCTGCTGCTGGCCACTGATGATCGAGCCGATACCGCCTATCGCGGCTCCTACGCCGGCCATTGCGAACCCTCCAGCCTGCGGCGTCAAGGTGTCACCTCGAAGATTCTTGACCACATCTCGTTTGTTTCTCCGTTCGGCCCGAAGCACTTCATAGTTCCCTCATAATCGAATCCCAGGCACTGAAACAGCCGCGACGATATTCCCTTGCAGCACGTCGCCTGGACGCGCCGGAAACCGTGGGGCCACTCGTAGAGCGCCTTACGCATCATGCGAAGGCACAGCCTAAGATGCTGGCGTAGAAACGGCGTTGGGATGATCCATGCCTCGGCACGACTCCACTGAAGATTGACAAAACCGCCGGCGAAGACGGGAACCCCGTCGCTCAAGACGCACCACGCCTCGCTCCCAAAGGAAAAGTAGGCTCTGCTGTCCACCGCCTCCGGAAAAGGCAGTTTATCGAGATGCGCGGGTTCGAGCGGAACAATTTCAATCTGCATATCAATCCTGATTTGCGCTCATCCTGAAAACTAGCCCTCGTAATGTAAATGGAAACGGTTCGTTCTGGGTGACGTAGAAAGTCGATTCCTCCGTCCAGTCGCAATCCATATCCCGCGTGACCTCGAACGTGCTCATCTGCGGCTGCTGACTCATTGTTCCCGGTCCGTAGTCTATATCGTACATGTGGTTAAGATCGGTTCCGTACTGTCCGCCCATCGCCTCATAAAGACTCAAGGTGACACGATTCAACTTCTGAGGCATCCCTCGTGACGTGGCCGCCTGCGTGGTCAGAGTCGGGTTAGTGGGCCTGAGCGTCAATCCGTAAGGCAGGCCGATGGTGATGATGTTCGCGTAATAGGGGAAAACAACCGTATCTCCGGTGACCACCGTTGGCTGCAATATCTGAGCCCCGTCGCCAACCGCTACCACAGTCTGCCCTATCAGGTAGCTCATTCCTGTAACCTGGTTCGAGACCTGGGCGACAGTCCCTCCACCCGCGTAGACTCCGAACGCAGTTGAGTCCATCCCTACCAGTTGGAACGTGTTCGTGGTGGCGGCCGTCACCGTGTAAGCCTGAGTCGCGTCCTGGTTGATCTCGGTCATGCCGAGCACGCCGGTAATCTGGACGAACATTCCGTTCGTGAATCCGTGCGGCGTAAGCGTGGTGACGGTGGATCCGACCCCGTTGGCGATGCCGGTAATCGAGACCGGGGGGAGGAGAATCAACTGCTGCCCTGCGTTGAAAAAATAGGCGTTCGAGAGCTGGCCGAAAAGTTCCTGCGGCATGAAGTACTCGACATATCGAACTGTCACGCCGTTGATCGTTCGCCTGACTACAATGGCAACCTGATCCTCGATATTGGCTCCACTGATAACTGCAACCGATTCAATGTATCCACCTTGCGGCTGCATATTTATACGGAACCATGCGAACACCTGATCCTGCTTATTGAAGACCAGGCCGAGTAATTGCCCATCGGCGCGCACAAACCAAAGGATAGGGTAAGGCTCCACCTGGAATGCGGTCTGCGTAATTCCGGAAAGTGCTTCCGTCGGCCCGAGCGTGATGTTCCGGTTGAGGCGCGTCAGGTCGAAATTGCCCCACTGGTTTGTCGCAAAGTCGAACACCAGGAAGGTCACAATGCGCGTCGACCGGGAAACGAAGATGGCCGAATCGTTGGCAAGCTGGGGCTGTAAGGGACTCACTCCCACATTGCTCTGCTTGGCCGCAGTCACGTTAGTCTGGCTCAGGGACGCTCCATTCGAGCCCGCCATGACCCATACCCCGCCCGCCGAGCCGATGAGCAGGGCATTTGGGGTGCCGATCATATTTAGAATCTGGTCCAGTTTGTTCGAGACGAGCGTGAACTGTATGGCGAAGTCTTCTTCATTCGGATCGCAGATGAAGTCGGGGTAGTCGTCCTGCACGCTGCCATTCATCTGCACGGGATTGTTCAGGCTTCCGCCGCCGCAGAGTCTTTCCTGGTAGAGCGTTCCGCACGCGGGATAGTCTCCAGCCGCGGCGAACAGAGCAACTACCTTGACCGCAAATCCGCCGCCCTGATATTGGAGATATGTGGCCGAACTTACAGTGAGTCCGGTGTCCGGGTCCACAAGATTCATGTACCAAGCGGGGCTCGACATTGTGACTGTTGAAACAACTCCGGCTCCGTCGATCACCGTGATTGGAGTTGTGCCGTAGGTGATGCCTGAAACAAGAAATTCTCCCTCGTTTAAGTCGGCCATACCTGAGCACAGGTTGACATAAACCCTGTCTCCATCGCTGAACGGCGGCGATCCTGAGCTTGATGCCAGCACTACGATGGCGGGGTTGGACTGCGAAATGAGGCTAATGTTCTGTCCAAGGGCCGAGTATCCCGTCTTGACTACGCCTGTAGTTCCTCGGTATGGCGGCTCTCCCGGTTGCTGGCCTGGAAGAGATAGGCTGTAGGACCACACATTCGCCCCCAGGCGCTCGACCACGGCGGGCGGATAGTTAGGATGGAATATCCAAAGGACGTCGGCCGACTGCGTGCTGCAATCGAGCGCGAATAGGTCCTCTTCTAGATATGGGGTTACCAGTTCGATAGGTCCAGGAGAAGGAGGAAGAGTACCGGCCTGCCAATACAAAGAGCTCACAGATGGAAATTCGTAGAACTGATTGTTTTGAATGCATTTTTGAACTGAGCTAGTTCCCGTCCACATTGAAGTGGTCAAAGAAACTGATGTCCACGGAGTAGTGTAGTAGCTTTGGCTTGGCGTCACCGTCCACTGAGACAAATCGACGTAATTACTTACGTTCACGGAACCGAGAGAACGAATGGCCGATTGAATCAGGCTTGCTGCGTTCTTGGATGGTGTGGTGTTGGCAAGAAGTATGTTTATCCCTTGATTGGGAGATGTCCCGGTTACAGTCACGGAAAGAACATCTGAACCATTCGTAGAGATGGTGATTGGAACAGTGTAGGAATTACTCTGCCCGTATGGAGCTGCTATCGACAGCGACTTGATTCCATCGGCGGCTAAGAAGAAATATCCTACCAGAACCAAATTACCGATGACGTATGCCGTTGCCGGATCGTAGTTCAGAACTGAGATTGGAATAGATTGTGCCAATCCAAGAGACCACGAACCTTGACTGGCTCCTTCCCAGATGCGGATGATTCCCGCCGATAATTCAAGAAACGCACCCTGAATTGTGGAGAACTGAAACGGAACAAGACGGCTCTTTCCGGTGCTTGCGGCTACGATTACCGTGCTAGACGTCGCCTGGGACGGGCTTACGGTGTAGGTCCCGATACCTCCCGTTCCGGTTCCCGGCAAGGAAGTGATGAATGTTCCAACGGCTACTCCGGACCCCGACAGCGACTGTCCAACGCGGATTACTCCAAAGTTTACGGCAGTGACTGTAAGCGTGTGACCAGAGATCGATCCGGTAAACATTGCCCCACCAAGCGCCGTAGCGCCAGCAAAGTAGCTCCCAGGCATCTTTTTGGCGCCGCCCTCAACCAGAGGCACAAAGTTTTCCAAAGTGAGACACGCAGAATCGTACTTAGATATATCACTTCTGAAGGAGACTAGACTTCCAACCTCTCCCGAGTTGAAGCTGTTTCGAGTTGTGTAGGCCTTTGATGGCATAGTTCAATACCACCGCGCATAACGGCCTGCTTCAGCCCACGACTCGTTTCCGTCCTCGTCCGAAAAATCAAGACATTCGTTCTGCGCCTCCGCGCTATTCAGGCTGTCCTTGTAGCGAGACTCCATCAGTTCGAACTTCTTCTTGTCCTCCGTAATGCCGATGGAAAGCTCCATCGCCAGCCGGTTGCACAGACAGTTTACGAACCCAGGCATCAGTTGCGAGTAGTCGGAAATCAACTGAATATAGGTAATCATGGCCGGCCCGCACCAGCCGGTGTAGTTGGTCACCGCATAGCGACCGGAGGGAAAGGGCTGAGGATAAGGCGTTAGAGGATTGGTGGGCGGCGAAGTCCAGCCTGCCGTAAGCGTCTCAATCTTGTAGTCGGTGTCGAAGGGCCAGAAGGGAGGGTCTTCGCGGCGATACCATCCGCTGCCTTCAGGCCCCCATCCCCACCAGAATCCTCGCCTTTTTTCGGGCCGCCGCTGAGGGCGAACGAAACGCAGAAGGTCGGTCGGCAGAGCCCACGCCGCTTTCCATGAGTAGAGAGGGATGATGGGGCTAAGCTGAAGCTGGGCGCGCGTCTTGGCAAACCGCCAATCGCGCTCCGCACTCACTTCCGCGAAGATCGTGTCCCAGACGGAAAGAATCTTTACGGCGTTGGAGCTGTTGTCATTGATGGAGGTAATCTGGCCGCGCGCGCCGATACGTCCCAGGGCGACGTTCGAGATTCCAACCTGCGAGTACGCCAAGCTGCCTCCTACGCCGGGGCAGCTTCTGTCTCGGCTTTTGTGCTTTCGACCGGCGCAACAGATTCGGCGACGGGGTGAGTGTTCTCCATGTGCAGCCGGAGCCCGTAGGCGCTCTTGCACTTCCTTCCGCATACCTTGCATACGCGGTCGGGGTACAGTTCCTCTTCCGGTTCGGATTCAGGGTCAGGTTTGGGCGTTACCTTATCGTCCTTCGGCTCGGCCTTGCGGTCAAACTCGAAAACAAACCTGTTGCCCATTTTCAGGCTGGCAAGTTTGCCTTCGCGCTCGATCTCGTAAGTCATGCCGGGATAGAAAAGCATCGCTGCTTCGCTATCCCAGGCCTGAGTGAGGCATTTAGCTTGCACCTTCATTTATTGCTCTCCACCGGTACGGGGTCCGAACCAGGACACGAGGCGTCCGGTCGTTGCTGCACCGCCGGCATTGGCTGCATACCATTGCAGAAACTCCAAGACCGATCCAGGAGATACGGGAATAAAGTAGTGAGCGCCAACCACCGCTAATTGAGCCGCGGTGAGAGTGCGCGCACCGATGATGTTCCCCGCCGTTCCAATCACCGCATTCGTTGCCGAAGACGTGAGAACGGTGAATGCGACACTTGTAGTCGCCGCCGTCAGCATCGGAGCCGTGATAAGGATGTGGACTCCAAGGTCCATTCCACCCGCACCCATGACTTCAGGAGGGAAGGTGTAAGCCTTCTCCGCCAAAGACGGGAACTGTGGCAGGAATGGATAGACTGCGCCGCTGTTGGGAGCGCCGAAATCCAGTTCCAGATTGCTGTACTGCGCGCTACCGGTGAGGGTGTCGCCCAGGGTCGCGGGACCGAACGTCATGGCAATCGGCCCAACGGTCTGCGAGTTGTTGACGATGTAGGTGGTTCCGGCGCCAAGCCCGATCCCGGTTCCGAGAGCGGTGATATAGGTTCCGGCAGTGACTCCGACACCATTCACGCTCTGACCCACCTGCACCTGGCCGGTGGTCAGAGTTGTCACCGTGAGAGTGGTTCCGGAAATCGAAGCGACCGACGCTGCGTTGGGTGTGCTGGTTACGGGGCCATAAGCCGAGGAGCCAGAGCCGTGGAGGTAAAGCAAAGCATCTGTGACCGGCATGTGGGCCTCCTTAGCTCACTACGGTTTCGGTTGAGAGAATCTTTTCAGCGGTATAGATCGGGATGTTCTGGAACTTGGTTACCGCTTTCCCGAACACGTCCATGCTGTTGTCGCTCGGAGGAGTGAAGTACGTGTTGATCTTCTGCGAGACAGCGCGGATATCGATCTGCGTCTTCAAGTTGCGATTGACGAGGATGACGGTTCCCGGTGCTTCGCCGGCGCGTGGAAGCCAGTTCTTTGCCTGGATGAACACATTCTCGTCAAAGCCATTGGGACCGGAGAACCCTACAGGATTGATGTTGGCGATGCGCTGCACGCAGCGTTCGTCGGCAATCTGAATGCCCATATACCAGCGCAGCATGGTGCGGAGAACCTGGTACATGTAGTTGGCACCGACTGCGCCGGTTCCGCTCGAAAGTTCCTTGGTAACTTCGCCAAGGTCTCGAACGCTCAAACCGGCCGGCGAGTTGGGCGGGTAAATCCCATAGCAGGTATCGTCTCCAAACTCAATCATCCATGCGCTGGTGACGTTGCCTGTCGTGGCACCACCACTCCACACGTTCGGCTGCCAACTGGTATCGCCGTTGGGATAGGATTCGAGGTTATTGAACCGGGTCGCCAGGCCGTTGAAGCCGCCGGGAGAGCTGGACAAGTTTCCGTAGAGGAGCGTGGACTCCATCAACTGGAACAGGGCCTCCACGTGGTTCATGTCCTGGTCGGCGCGCCACATGTTCGGGTCGTTTTGAATCTCCCACAGATCCTTATCGACTTCTGAGTAATCCTCGAACAGGGCGATGGGATCGTTGATAGGAGTGTTGTGGGAAGCCGTGGCCTTGATGCCTTCGTTCCAGCGCCGTGTAGAGGCAACAGGAAGCGAGTCGGTACGGGTAGCGATATTCGAGAGAATGTTGTTGCTCGACTTGAGCGGAAGCATTCTGACCAGAGGAGTCATGCGGTCAAGAACGCGCTTGGGCAAAACGAATCTTGCGCCTGCATCCATGGACGAATAGTTCTGCACTATGTCCGTGAACGTGGAATACCCGAACTGCGATACATCAGGCATTGAGATTAACCTTTCTTAGGCGGTGCCGGGCTCTTGTCGTAGGAGATGAAGCTCGATTGAGCATTCCCTTTCTGACTATTTCCCGACTGCGGTGACCTGTCCTCGCCGGTAAGCTCGGCAACCTTCAAGAGCAGTTTGACCACTCCGAAGCGGGCTTCGCTTGGGAGATTGACAAACGTCTTGTCAAATTCCGAACCCAGGTGCTTGACGGTCATTCTCTTGGCCAGTTCCACGTTGGTATCGAACTTGTCGCCCATCTCGGTTCTGAGCTTCTGTTCCGCGGTAGTCATTTCAGCCTTGACGGAGGCGTTATGCGCATCCACCATCTTCTGCTGCTGAGCGTTCCAAACTGTGCTCAACTGCTTGGTCTGAGCCTTGGTCAGACCCAGGGCATGAAATTGCTGCTTCCAGAAATTCGTCCACTCGGGGGCATTCTTGTCTTCGCCATCGAACTCGTATTCGCTGGGCTGTTTGGGTCGGCCTAAAGCCTCGTAGTAGAGGTTCTTATCCTCATCGGTAGCGTTATCCGGGAGTTTGGGCACATAGTCGCCGAGCTTCTTCTCCAGTTCGGGAACTTTGGCCGCTACTTCAAGATGATGCTTGGCAAAATCGCCAACCGTCTTGAACTTGGCAAAGTCCTCGTTCTTTTGCAAGTCGCCAGGAAGACCCGCGCGCCATCCAAGGGATTCCGTTGCCGGTGGAGTTTCCAATACTGCTTCAGGCATTCGCTTTCTCGTTTCTCGTTGAGTGTACCACTATCAACTTATCTGGTGACTTTTGGCATAGGTGGAGTGGGAGAGTTGATGTAGTCGATCATGTGCTTGGGGCGCTTACTCTGCTTCCACTTTCCGAACAGAGCTCGGCGGCGGGCCATCACATCCTCGTCGTCATGCAGGGCGGCGTTTGAAGCATGACCACTACTTCCAATTTTCGCCCCCTTGCCGCCGCTTGGTCCTGCCATGTTCCACCTCTCTACGTGTCGGCTGTAACTCGAGCTACATCCGTCGCTTCGCAAATCAGGAGCGCCCGCTTGGTGGTGGCGACGGTGATCCCGGTCTGCCCGGTTACTTTGAGCGTTACGTTGTTGGCCGTGTTGTTGTAGAGAACGTACAAAGCACCGGGGAATGCAGCGGGAAGGTTAAGTGTGGTCGCAAACGCGCCGCTGCCAGTAACAACGATCTCCGAGGCTTGTGACTGGTTCGGAGAAAGGTTCACTGAGGCGGCGGCGCCCAAAACTCCCATAGCGATAGTAATCTGCTTGATGACCGCCAGGGTTGCTGGGGCCATCTCCTGCGGGACTCGTAATCCATCTCCGCCAGGCCATTGAACGTTGTCGTAGTTCGGGGGGGTTCCGCCCATCGTCATTCTCCTTCTGCCATACCGAGTGATTTGTAAAGCGCGTCGAAGGCTCCAGCCATGCGAGCTATCGTTACAGCAACATTGTACTCCGCAATTTGCACAGGGCTCATCGGATCAACAGCTTCCCCGAAGTGACCCAGTGTCAATATGTCTCCCAGTACTACCCGGCCCTCCGCCGTTCCGAAGACATTGCGATACCGTTTCTGCATCTCGGATGGGTCACTGTACGGCATCGGCACTGCCTCCGCTCATCAGGTTTTTCAAAATACTCCCCGACTCCGGCGCCTTGGCCAGCGATGCGGCAGCCTTGGCCAGCTTGGGCACGTTCTCGGCTGTCTGCTCCTGCTGAGCCTGCTGGTTCAACTGCTGGATAATCCCCGCGAAAGTCTTCTCGTCGTACACGCACTCAACCGGCGCATTGACCGCATCGCGCAACACTCTCAATATGTGAGGCGCGTTGACGGCATGAATGACCGTTGGATCGAACTGCGCGATCTGGCCGGTAAGTTGCAGAAACGATTGAATCGACCTTACCGTTGTAAGTCGGGTCTGGGCCTGGGCCAGAGGTCCGAGATACTGAACCTCTACCGGACCGTGCACCGATTCGAGCAAAATATCGGGAGGCATCGGGATACGTCCTGCTTCGGCCTCAATCGAGTACACCCGGCTGATCAGAGGATCGAACGCTTCCGACTGAAGATTCCCTACTCTGGTTCCGAGGATTGCCGCCTTCTCGCCCTGAAGCTCCTGAACCTGCTCGACAACCATGCGCTCGGACTTTCCAGAGTTGGCAAGCTGCGACATCATCATGAACACGTCGGTATGGAAATGCTGGTTGACGATCTTCGCCACCCGGTCCTGATATTCGACCGTGAAAGGAAGGTTCTGAACTCCAGTGGTCAACTGCTGAGGCATCCTAGTTCTCAGGTCGCCTCGATTTGATTCCATAAAGGTAATGCCGTTCGGTCCTCTTTGAATCGCTCCCTTCAGATCGGAGTACGCCACCAGCGGAGGCTCCGCGGCGCGTTGGGCGGTAACCAAGTTGGTTCTCCCCATCTGATTTAGTTGTGCGATCGATACGAAGGCATCGTGGGCCGGTCCCCTGCCATACACCTCGTCCGAATTTTTCCTCCATCGCCATGTGATGGTGGACATCGAATCGTAGCCGCCTTCTGAAACCACCGTTCTTTCCGCGTCGGCAAGTGCTGTACCCCTTGCATTCTTTTCGAGGATCTTTCCGCCCTTGCAATAGACCCAGACCGATGCCCACTTTTTTCCCTTGGCGTCGATCCTCCAGGGCTCGTAGTCTTCCCTTGGATAAATCGCATGGAGAACGTCGCGCTCAACGTGCATGTTCGATTCGTAGTCCCTTTGGAAGTTGGGCTCGATTTTCTTCATTTCCTCCCAGCCGAACTTCTGCGCCAACTGCCGAAGAGTCATCTTGTAGATTCGGTAGTTTGTGTCAACCTGCCCGAATTGATTCTCGGCAATGAAGCACTCGCGGAAGTGCGGCACAGTGAACGAGATTTTGGCGTTCTCTATGTCCTCCTCGGCTATGATCGTGGCCGTTCCGCAGGTGGATCCATCCGATATGAACTCGGTCACCACATCGTAGAAATTCGATCTGTTGAAGGCCGAGTACATCACCGTCTGGCAGTCCTGAAGCCACATCTGGACCTGGGGATACTGATCGACCCTCTGGCCGTTCCATGCCCTCATCCTGGAAGTGCGGGGGAAGTTGAACTTGCCGGGAAGCTCAAGAGCGAACCACGGCTGGTTTCGGCTGCACAGGTAGCCTACCATTCCGTCTACCAGCATATTTCGCGCGAGCATTGCCGTGTCGTCGTAAACAAACTGCCCGGTTTGCTGGCCGTCGTAGAAGTCTAGGTCGGTGATGAACCTTCGGCTGTGATTCACGTAGGCGATGATGTTGTCGATTTGAGGTTCCCAGTAGAGCCTTTGCTCGGCCAGAACGAGCAGGTATTTCAGGCAGTCCTTGGCCTTCTGATCGCTGTCGCGCGAACCTAACTTAGTCGGGGAATAGCTCCTTTCGTTGACATACTGGCGCGAGCTTTGAAAAGGGTACATGCTAGGCCCTTTCTGAATTCATTAAAAACAATTCATACTCCGACATTGGTGTGTTTCTCCTGGAGTCAGGAGCATTTCCAATGTACCTAACTCCCCTTTTCCTCTCCTCATCAAAAGACCCAAAGGCTGAAACAGAAGTGATTTCTCCTGATTCTAATAGTCGCTTTTCTGTTTCGCTAAGTTTCATCATGCCCCCAATGTCGCTTTCTGCGTTTGCGACGTGGACGATCCCAGTGGGCTGGTCAGAATCGTGCTCGCCATACCCCGTCTCTTAGCCAGCGCCGTGGCCTGCGCCTGGGCCGCATCCTGGGATGCCGTCGCCTGTTCGGTAGAAGTGGCTTGCTGAGTGGGAGCGGTGGGAGACTTGGGCATCTCGGCAATCGCGATTCCCGTAGCGGCAGCTCCTACACCTGCCGCTATGAGAGTGGCGGTCGTGGCTGAGATTGTTCCCGACATCGAACTCCTTACTGTCCTGTAATCACGATTGTATCCCTACTGCCATCTTTTCGAGACATCAGTTGGTCCGCCTCGGCGAATATCTCGTTCTCGGCCTCTTCTACTGTGGTAGCCGAAGTCGGAAAGATCATGGTCATCTCTACCTCTCCTCGCGTGACGGAAAGGGATTTTCTTCCCGCCATTCCGGGGATGACGTTGTAGCCATCGAGATCGACCCGTTTTCCATCGACCAGCATCGAGCATGGTCCGTTGACTATCAATATAGTAGGGCGAAGAATCAGGGAGCCAACCGCCTTCACTCCGGGCCGGCGCCGGATTGTCCTTGAGTACATCCCTCCATGAATGAGATGCTCGGTGACAACCTCCTCCTGGGGGCAGGATCGGATCAGATCGTTAACCCGATCTATCTGGTTGAGCATCGCGGAAGATGGAGCGGTAAGTTCGGTGGTCATGCCCATTCTCCAAGCCATTTAGTGTGCTGCCTGTGGGTTGCCCTAAAACCGGTTCGGCGGGAAAGAACCTTGTCCAGCGAACTGCCCACCCTGGCCGAGCAGCAGAGTACCCGGCATCCGGCCCCGGTAGCGTATCTCTCGGCAGCGGAGAATAAATCCTCGAAGGCGCTGGTATGGCGGTAGTCCGGGCCGACGAACAGGCTCTCTGTGGTGGATACCAGATGCCCATCGTGGGGAACGATGGCGGTAATTACGGAGCAGAAGCCAATCATCAGGTCTTCGGAGTAGGCCGCGAAGCACTTCAAGGCTCCCGCCTTCTCCATCGCCATATATATCGATGGCTGAGGCTCCGCGTCCGGAACCATGCACTCGGCGGCGTAGGCGCGGATCAAGGATTCGGAGTTTGGATCTGCCAGTATTTCCGCGTAGCTAACTTCCCGGATCATCTCATCACCAGGCCATAAGTCAGAGGATTATCGTCTGTTTGGATGTGCTGTCTTTCCATAATCATTCGGGCAAATTCTGAATCAATTTCTGGCTGAGGCGCTCTGTAAGTCGGTTGCTCTAAAGCTGCATACCGAACTGGATCACACATGTCCTTATAACCCTCCTCCGGCTTGTCGGTTCCCTCTTTCCATGAATAATTCCGAATGTCCTGAATTGGCCCCCTGTCTCCCTTGCATCCGTTCTTTGCCCACATCATTCCCGGAAAGCTCTTGCCCCTCAATGTCGAGTAATGCAGCCCAAGGTACTCTTTGACCCTCTTATGTCCGAGCCCGACATCCCCCGGAGCCGAGTGCGAAAGAACTATGCTCTTGATTCCCGCCTTGCCCAGCTCCTCTTCCCACGTCGTCTCCTCATCCTGCGTCTTGATCGACTTCGCCCCGAACTTGGCATCCAACACAACCATCTCCGCCTCTTTGTAGTTGTGTTCGGCCCGCTTGACCTTCACCGCCTTGGCTATCGCCTGAATGTTCCCTGTCGGCAAAAGATATGTGTACCAATAGATACGGTTGGCCGGCTTACCGTTAACGACAATCTCTTCAGGACTCACCGCCCCGAACAGCCACCTCGTAGGTCTGGCGTCATGGGGGTCAACCGCCTCGATCCGCATCCAGTCGCGGGGTATTTCAAAGTCCTCGTAACAGTGGATGGCCGGGTCGAACTCCTTATAAACCAGACCGCTAAGATGCTTCCACTTGCCCTCTTCCCTGGCTTCCCGCTCATCCGGGTCGGTGATCTTCTTCAGGTAATTCTCAATGCCTTCCCTGGGCATGAACCCCATCACCCTGCCACAATTTGGGCAGTTGTTCACCGGCCTGGCCTGGTCCGGGCTCATCTTCTCCGGATCGTTCTCCGGAATCGATACATTGCAGTCCTTGCACCAGTCCTGGCAGTTCTCCCACACCGAACACCGGAATACGGCTATCTCCTGATCCTCGCCCCCATTATTGAAAGCATTCAAGGAGAAGATGTCGTAGATATACGGCTCCTTCAACGGCGTCATGGTCAGCCACGATGGAGCGTTGGTGCTCATCTTGCCGCGCTCGGCCGCATTCAGAATCGCCCGCGGCGGCGGCTCGTCCCAATGTATCCAATGCGCAATGATGCCTTCGTAGCTCTCCGCCGGCTGGATATACGACCGGAAGTTGATCGTCGATCCGCAAGGGTTTCCATAAATATCGTTGTGAAGCGTAATGGTTTTCACGCTTCCGTCTGAGTACCTCGTAATCTCAGCCGAGCACAACCTCGATATAAACTTCATGAACCGGGGCTCGATGTTCTGCGCCAGCGTCTGACCAGCCACCTCGCAGCCCACCAACCCCGTATTCGGAACCTGAATGTTGATCCTGTAATCCGGGTCGTTCTTCATCAGCCACGGCCTGAAGCCCATCGCGTGAGCCAGATCCTCAGCTACCCCGATCTGCGATTTACCACTCTGGTTCGCCCCTTCGAACAACCGAGTCTTCGGCGTCCGACCCTTCGCATTCTTGATCCGAATGAAACTCTCCTGCGTCGGGATCATGCGGATGAACGCCAACCGGTTGGCCGCCTTGATCTGCTCCTCAGCCCGATCTAAACTTGATGGATCGCTCGGATCGTATCCCGAAAGTATGTCGGGCGCCGCAGCTAAAGGCTTTCTTCCCATCAACCCATCCTACTCGACCGGACGCTCTTTGCCTGGCTTGAAAAATATTCCCACACCATCAACGCCACGAATACCGCAAAAATGGAAATAACCAACCACATACTGCCTCCCCCCTTAACTCACCCAGGCTTACAAGTACCAGCATAAATCAAATCCCAATTGGTGGCGCCGGAAGGAATCTAACCTTCAGCCGTCGGCTTATGAGGCCGATGCTCTGACCGTTGAACTACAGCGCCACTATTCCACTTCCGGGACCGGCAAGCCTTCGACGCGCACTGCTCAGGATGACGTCCTGCTACCTTAAGCCAGACATACCCGCACACATCGCACACCCAAGCCTTAACTGTATCCTCGCCCATGAGTCCATTGTACTCGCCTGTGAGCGCGTTACACTCAGCCACTGAGTACTCTACACTCATTAGAAAGCCTTTTGGTTAAAAAATGTGGGATGGGGATGAGAGCCCTTGGACCCCCGCCGGCCTGTATGGGGGATGGCCCCACCCCTAAGCATTCTTTCGATGGACCCCTACCTATCTGGCAATGAAATCAATTACTTAGAGCAATGAATAGCTCAGGCCGAAGATCCAAGGCAGATCATGCGCTGATTGCCTGCAAATGGGGGTTATCTCTATCTACAGATTGGCGGAACTGTCAGGCAGCCTAGCATCTATAACGCGCTGATTAGACTGCACTTGCACATCTGTCTGCGCCTGCCTAGCCTTCAGCGCCTCAACTACATCCATCATCATAACAGCGTTGATACCAGTAGCTTGGCCCCTAATTATCCTCGCCTTATCTTCGAGGATCGCGGCTCCGGTTACCCTTGGAAGTAGGGGAGCTTTTGCTATATCTTGCTGAGTGATTGACGCTAACATCCGCATTTGCAACGCATCGAAGATCTCAGCCTTAGATTCTTGGAAGGCTTTCAGGTCAGTTTGGGAGTGATCCCCAAGGAATCTGGACAATACAGTGTGTACGTTTGACGGAGCGCAGCCTACGCGAGCCGCGATCTTCGCATCCGATAGCTCTGGATGAGCGAGCTTGAGAGCTATTACCCTCTTCCCCGCTCCAGTACGTCTACCTGGTACTTTACCTAGCTCAGCATTAATGATCGGTCTGACTTTTGGAGCCATGCTTCAAGATTAGCACCAGTTGTGCTCAATGCTCCTCATTGAAGCGCGTGATGACACCGGTGCCAACTTCGGCACATCCGATTGAAACAATCCGCTCATAGAGCGAATGCTTCTCCTTGCACGTAACCCGGTAGATGG